ACCTGCCTCTGAACCTGCCTCTGAACCTGCCTCTGAACCTGCCTCTGAACCTGCCTCTGAACCTGCCTCTGAACCTGCCTCTGAACCTGGACTTGATACAATGGAAGGAACATGTGATACATTAACTTGTCCTAATGGATATACATTGAAACCAAATTCTCAGGAAATAACCTGTATCGGAGAAACCTGTAATATTTATGGGAATTCCCCTGATTTAGAGAATTGTTGTAATTCCCCAACTCCTTCATATAACGCTATTCCAGGTTATACAGGGTCATTATGTAACGAATCGTACAACGAACACGTCTTTATACTTAATTCGGTAACATTTGCAGAATGCGAGGAAGAGTGTAATAATAATCCAGATTGTATTGCTTTTAGTCGAGACACTGCGTGGAGCCCACATGATGGCCTCGAACACAACATCTTGGACGAGCTCGCGCCGGCCACATGCCGAGGTTATAGCTCAATTCAGGAAGGACCCCCACATACAACGGCAATGGGGACAATTGGACAGGATAAAACTTGTTTTGGGCGAGGAGACGACACGACGACATCGACATCTGTAGAGGAAACATCTACGAGATAAATAATATTATATAATATATAATGAAACAAAAGGATATTCTGTGTTTATTTTTATTATTATTCTTAATTTATAGGCTTCTAAAGACAGATACTATTGAAGGATGGATCGGCATTGGAGGAACACCATCTCGACGGAATATTAATCCCCAAGAATACAGTGGAGTTGTCCCTGACCAACATTCACGACCTTCATCTCGTTAGAATTTTAAATTATTTTCTTTTTAAGATATTAAAATGATAAATTTAGTTTACATGGCAAAACCTATTTATGGAGGTTGGGTCACTTTTACTGCTCATTTATGTTTAAAATATAAATGTGACTTATTTAAGATAGGGAAAAGGACAGAAAAAAACAAGAGGGCTTATGGATATGGTGTTAATTATCAAAATATTAAGATCGATGAATTAGTAAAGAAGGGGAAACATGTAATTACAGCCGTTGACAAACATTATTGGGAATACCTACATTTATTTCCTTCAGGAACTATTCTTGTGATACATGATCCAACTGAGCTAAAAGGAAAAGAAAATGAAATTGTAAAATTACTCCATCATTTTAAGATCATTACCATTCGTAAGACAGTTCAAGAATATTTAAAAAATAAATACGATGTTGATTCAGATTTTTTACCTCATCCATTTTATGAATATCCAAAATCAAATGATCCATCCGATTATTATTCATTGTCAATTTCACGAATTGATTTTGACAAACATACTGATCTAATTTTAGAAGCAAATCAACTAATAAAATCAGAGGATAAAAAAATTCAGATATTTGGAGCCGAAAATCGGTTGTATGTTCATCATAAATTAAAAGATTTAAATTTTAATGACTTTTGGCATGGAAAATTCCCAAAGACTTTGCCACTGTCCCATGAAGGAAAAGATTTATTGAATGATTGTCATTTTATTGTTGATATGTCAATTATTAAAGGAGATGGTGGAGGAACACAATATACATTTTTAGAAGCAATCTACCATGATTGTGCATTAATATTACACAAAGAATGGGTTGATCAAGGTGATTTATTTAAAAAAGGAGAAAATTGTTATGTAGTTGGATATACTAGTAATATTGGGAAGGAAATAGCGGATATTATTAATTCTCCCCTGGATGATCAGTATAGGGTCATTTTAAAAAATGCAAAGGAAATGTTAATCAACCATACAGATGTGAATTGGTTTTAACCATAACCATAATTATTTCTATTTCTTTGACCAAATGTGATACAAATATACATTAGGATAAGAAATGCTACTAAACAAAGAATGATACAACAACAAACCTCTTTATAATTACTTTTTTCATCCTTATTTTTAGTTTTTTGTTCTTTAGGAACAGATACTGTTACATTTTGCAATGGAGTTGTATCATCAATACTATCCGATTCTCTCATTTTTTATAATTGATTACCTCAAATCATTAACTAGTAATCAAATTTTCTAGCATAATTGATTAAAATATATTCTATACATATATTATTAATGACAAAGAAGTGTCTTACATGTAAATCAACGATAATTGATGATTTAGAATCTAGTATAGAGGATGAGCTTCCCAGATTACTAAACTGTGATGATAAATACAATCCGAATAAAACGGAGTTAAAAAAGAAGACACCTACAATAAGTGAAATCGAAGTAAAAATACCAATAAAATCTGAAAAAAATACATGGGTTTTTTATTGGGCTTCATTGCCTACAAAAGAACTAGAAATAAAAGGACGGGAAGCAGCATATGGAGATGAATCAAATTCAGGTCTATTAGAAACAGATAAATATGGTAAGGCAACATTAATTTTAAATTGCCCTCAACCTTATCGTATTAATAACCTTACATATCCCCGCCATGTCCATTATACAACACTTACTAAAGATAATGTATGGAGCGATGAAATTAAAACAATGGTTGTATATTGTCATTTAGACAAGGATCAATTCTCAAAAGCATTACAATCAAAGGATCATATCATTATTAATGCTCTACCCGAGGAGTCTTTTCAAGAACAGAAGATAGATGGTACATATAATCTACCTGTCGAAAGTTTAAATCCAAGTAACCGCGATGACAAGGTAAGGGATTTTATAGATACGCATATCCAGAAGTATCCTTCTTTAATGGATTTAATCGAACAAAATAAAATTGATGAAAAAGATATCCCTATCATAACTTACTGTCAAGGACACGGGTGTAATGCTTCAAAAGAATTATCAACTTATATAATGAATGCTGGATACAAAAATGTAGTTGAATATCCAGGAGGTATTGATGAATGGTTCAATGATAGTGATGATGATAGTAGTGATGATGATGAACCTAGCTTTTTTGAAGATGGGAGTAAATATAATTTAGATAATAAATACGAAACAATTATTATAAATAATATTAAATACAAACATCAATTAGATGATCTTAATTATATTTTAGATGAAGATGATCAAAAAGTTGGAAAACTTATAAATCATAAAATAGTTTGGGATACAGAACATGAAAAGATAACTAATGAATTTCTAAGTGATGAAGATGAAGATGAAGATGAAGATGAAGAAGGGAAGTCTGATGATGAAAAAGATACATCAAGTTCTGATGATGATGAAAAAGATACATCAAGTTCTGATGATGATGAAAAAGATACATCAAGTTCTGATGATGATGAAAAAGATACATCAAGTTCTAATGATGATGAAAAAGATACATCAAGTTCAGATGATGATGATGATGAAAAAGATACATCAAGTTCTGATGATGATGAAAAAGATACATCAAGTTCAGATGATGAGGATAATGATGATGAAAAGAAAAAGGGTGGTGCCCCTAATCAATATGGTTGGATCTATAGTAGAAGTTTAATTTCAAAAAAAGAGTATGATCAATTATTCAGGGGATGGGGATTTTCATTTTTTTAAATTTGATTTAATTTTTGACTTAAAAATAGTCAAAAAAAAAGTAATTAATAAATTAATAAATTAAAAGATGACAAAGAAAATGAAGTGTTCTTTTTGTCAAAAGAAAATAGGATTAATTAGCTTCCCTTGTAAATGCCAAGGAATTTTCTGTTCACTACATCGTTATACACATTCCCATAATTGTACATATACAGAAAAAAAGAAAGAAGATAATAAGAAAAAAATACAGAAACAGAACCCTAAAACAGAGGCAACTACACTTGAGAAGATTAAGTAGTCACTTTATAAATGTTATTCAATTTTTTAAGAGTATTCAAAACTCTATTTTCATTCATACCAATTTCATGAATTAAATATTCTTCTAATTCAGGTATATTTCTTTCAGATGTATTGATTGTTATATCATCAATATTCATCTTATCATAATAGAGTAAGAAATTTTCTTTTGCAGAATAGAATGTTTTTAGGTAGTCTTCAGGAAATTGATAATTCGTTGATTGGATAATTTCTTCCATCGTTGAAAACTTGCGTATTAACTTAAGCGCTGTTATATTCCCTATTTTTTCAATCGGTGGACAATAGTCACAACCACAAAGAATACAGAATTCAATAAATTTATCATGACTTAGATCGAGACTATGAATTACTTTTGAATAGTCAAAAATTGAAACAATATCCTTCCTTTTTAATTCTTTATCAATACAATTTCTTATTAATTGAGGACAACCATACGCCATTGTATCCATGTCTTCTGTAAGAACATAATCAACAAACCCCATACGACATAACTCACTTGCATAGGCTTCCCCTTCACCAACTTCAGGATGAATGTATCTAATTCCTAAAAGACCTAATAATTTCTTAACATCACTAAGCATTTCTGGTGTAATCCTCATTGATAACCTTTTCAATTTATGTTTCTCTTCTTCATCTGTAGTTGTATCCATCGATTCCTTTGCTTGTAGGGATCTATTTTTTCTTTCTTGAATACAGAGTTGTTTATTTTGGGGAGGTTTTCCATCAAAAACGAATAATAATTCAATATCTAATGAAATATAATTAATGATCTTGTAAAATAACCCTGTAATATGGTTTGTTATTTTTCCATCTTTGTTATGAAAGAAACCTTTACGATTACTTAATAGCTGTTGATAAATGACAAGACTTGCATCAACAGCTACTTTCTTACCTGATAATTTATATAGATTATCACTATGTATTGCATCAGGAGCATGCTTCTTAATTGTTTGTGTTAATGATTTAATACCCATGAGGTTTGTTATACTTTTATATATATGTATTATTCAAATTTTAGTTTTAAATATCCTTTTGAAGAAGAGACTTGAGTTCAAGGTTCGAACGAATAAATTGTTCATTTGATAAATCAAAGAACCATTGATACTTTGTTGTTTGTAATAGAATATCATATGGAACCGATACGACTGATAATCTTTCTTTATTCTGGAAATCTATCTCATAAGTACCCATATAGGAAGATAATGGAATCTTTTCTAATTTAGAATTATATGAACCATCATATTCGGTACCGAAATGAAATTGAGAAGGTTTTAATTTTTTAATAAGATAGGACAATATATCACTATTATCTGCTATTTTAATGTTATATAGATATGTGTTATCAATTAACAGTAATAATATTCTCTTGTATTCTTGAATAAAAGGAGTATTTTCTTGAGAACCTATTATATAGGAGTTAGGATAATAGAGGTTATTATGTGATTTTAATACACTTGGACTACCTCCAAAAGTTACTATTTCATAGTTCCTTAACATACTCAGTGCTTTATTGACATTATAAACGATTGTCCCAGGAGAGATACATAATCCTCCATATACCTCAAGTATAGATGCAAATAAAAGATCAATCCTTATTTTTAGAGGGATATCCGATGCTTGATTCATTTCAACAGAGAAATCAGGTAAGTATTCCTTAATGTTTAATGGAGTGAGTATGATTAATTCTGGAACATTCTTTTTCATAAGATCAATACACTTTCTAAAATATACTGGGATACCCATTCTACGATAGGATAATTGTACATTTCTACTTTCATTCGGAATCTCAATATATGTCCAAACACGAGGAGTCTTTAAAGGGTTTATTTTTTTTATACTTGTGAATATATTTTTATATATCTCTTGTCTTTTTTCTTTATCTGAAAGTATTTTTTTCTCTTTAGGGACTCCTTCTTCGGTTGGAACATCAATTTTAGGTGGAAGAGGTTCTTTTTTATCAATAATATACAGCAAAATAAATATTGCTATGATAACATAAATCAATGTTTCCATAATTATATATTATAAATATATATTAATTATTAGAAATTATAATCACATAGAGGACATATCCTTTTCTTCTTTGCCCAACTTTGAATACATTTGGAATGATAAATATGAGAACATTGAATTACCGTTAAATTCTCTCCTGTTTTCATTTCTTCCAAACAAATAACACATTCATGAAAATTATCTGTTTGCTCATTTAAAAAAGATTTACTAGTTAATTCGGCTTCCTCTTTCTTTTCTTCTCCACCCCCTTCTTTCCCTCCATTTTCATTCTTTGAAAAAATGGATTTTAAAAAATTCATCCTTTCCTCTATAATATGTGTTATGATTATATTAATATTATATTGAAATTGTTTAAAATATAATATTAAAATATGAATCTATCAATTATTACAAAAAATATAATATCTAATTTAAAAGAGGAGATAGAAAAAGAAGATAATATTGAGTTAATTAAGGATGACATTCTAAAACCGTTGATTAAACATATTATGGATGAATTGTATCCTTATTTTTTAAAGACAATTATTATTATTATTGTAATCTTATTATTTCTAATTATTACAATATTCCTAAACCTCAAAGTTATCTATAAAAATTAATATGCACCACCATAGTATTCCATTGTTCTTTTGTCATCGAAATACCCAGCATGAACACCTTTTCTTGCATCTTCAATATTTAAATAACTAATTGCAGGATAATAAAAATATTTGACCTTTTCTTTCCTTTGTAATTTCACCATCTCACTATCAAGAGCCCTCATTTTTGTTTTTTTCTCTATTTCTTTTAATAGTTCATCAACAGTTTTCCATGTTGGAAAGTAATAACCATGACCACCTAGTATACGATATTTTGATGAATCAATTGTATTGAACTTATTTTTTCGGAATGATTTTCTTAATGAATCAATATTCTCATACCATTTTTTATTCTTGAATGTATCCGGGGGATGTAATGTCCCTCCAAAATAAATGATACTATCGCTATATTTATGAACATCTTTCATTGCTTCCTTTAACCTTGAGAAATTAATTTGTGCATCGTCTTCAATAATAAGGACACCATTCTTAGGAAAGTTATTTTTTAAACGATGAATCTTTCGTATCACTCCTAAGTGTGAAGTTAGAATACCTGCTGTACATTTCTTTTTCTTTTCTGCAGCATTCCACATAATTTGTAATTTTTTTTCATTCCTTTGAAAATCAGAACGATACTTTGTTTGTGGATCAACACCAAGACATGCTGAATAACGATCAATCACCCCCTTCTTATGATATTCTTGATATTTTTTCCATTTTGTCTTATCCCTTTTTAGATTAATGACATATATCTTAGGAAAACCTTTCCCTATAGGGGAGATAGACTCTCTCAGGCTTGGACTCACTAATTTACGAGATTTTATTCTCCCCCTCAATGTATTCTTTCTTTTTATAGTCCTTTTTTTCTTAACAGTCCTTCTTTTCGCCATACTATATTATATAGTATTATAATATAATAGAATATGGAAAGTGAATTTAAGCCAAATAAAACACCGAAACATATTTTTAAAGAGGGATCATTTGGGGGGACTTACTTCCGACCTATCTATTCATCAATTACAAAAACGAAGTATACATCCGGTCAAGTAATAAAGGAATATCCTAAATCATGGTTTACGGGTATAGATATTCAAAAAATGGTTACATCTCCTGATTATGATAAGAAAATAAATAAATACAAAGTAAAATGTGGATCTTCTTTAGAAACTTGGGAAAAAAATAATTGGATTACTAAACAAGATCCATATGGATGGTTTCAATGGTATTGTAGATATTATCGTGGAAGAAGGAGTGATGATGATGAAAGACAAATAAAACGTTGGTTAGCACTAGCTGGCCCGAATGGTCGTTTTAGAAGACGCTTGATGAATGAGATTATTAAAAAAAAGAAGAGGTACAATGATTATAGTATAAGTCCAGTAATAAGGCAGGTTCTACTTCATTGGGGATATGAATTAACATCAAAAGACCTACAATCTTATAAAAATAAAAAAAAGAAACAATAGGGATTATTTTTTAAATAGCTTCTGAATCTCCTTCCTATGATTAGGAATAAAATACTTACTAAATTTTTCACAAGTTTTCATTTCAATTTTATAATAAGAACAAATATTATGGGCTTCTTTATATTTCTTATTGATCATTAATGTGTATAAACATGAAAGTATATGAATATTTAATCCATGAAGGTGTAATAATTTATTATTGTAAGTATATATGATTGAACGACTTAAATATTTATTGTAAATCATTTTATTCATCTTTATTCGATTGTATGAAAGATATCGTAATGGTAATAATGTTGTATTTATAACCATATAATTTATCAAATCCCAGTCATATAATTTTTGCCATTGATTATGAAAGGTATCACCAATACAATAAGATAAGTATATCCTATGGATTAAATAAATTCTATTTTGATAGGATAATCTTGAATGATAAATCCAATCAATACAATTCTCGAGTAAATTAAGAGAAATAATAATATGGTCATTCATGATGAAACGAAGAATTTCATCTAAACTTTTCATACGATAGATCTTTTGAATCAATGTAAATAATTCATCTTCATTTTTTTGAAATATTTGAATCGTATCTGTTTTTCCTTGATAAAATTTTAAATTAATTTGGATATTGTGGAAATTATAATTGGATTTTTTGATTAATTCAGGATAATTGATTGTATTATTTTTAAGATAAAATCGTTTGACGATTGATACATATTGATCCATAGTAAAAGAGAGATGGATTGGAAATGCTTTTTTATAAATTGATTGCACTAACTTATGAGAAATACTATTCACAATATAAATAACTGGATAGGTTGTTTCTTTTTTTGAAAAATCAAGAACCTGTTTAAATAATGATTTATCATTCTCTTGAATATATTTTAAGTCATCAATCAAAAGGGCTTTACTCCTTAACTTCTCAAACATCATTGTTATACTTTTTTTATACAAAGATAAGTCTAGGAATGTAGAGAGTGACCTATTTGTTTTACAGAAATCAATATTTATTTCTATTTTTATGAAGCTTTGAAGGATATAATTTGCCAATGATGTTTTTCCAACACCATTACAGCCATAAATAATTAATGGTTTTTCTTTGTATTTTCCTTGGATCCATTGATGAATAAAATCTTCTTTTCGAAGTATTTCTAGGATATACTCACTATGAGTACTCATAGATACAATAAAGATTGTTTTTTTAAATATTAAAATTACTTAAAAAAACAAGGTAAATTAAAACTATAATAATGGTAGCGATTGGTATTGATTTAGGAACAACATACAGTTGTGTAGGATGGTGGAAAGATAACCGTTGTGAAATAATTGCGAATGATCAAGGTAACAGGACAACCCCTTCTTATGTTGCATTTACAGATAAAGAAAGAATTATTGGGGATGGTGCTAAGAATCAATCTTCAATGAATCCCGAGAATACTGTATTTGATGCTAAACGATTAATTGGGAGAGATTTTAATGATACTACTTTACAGTCTGATTTAAAACACTTTCCATTCAAAGTGAAAGATAAGGGAAATAAACCAGTTATTGAAGTCAAATACAAGAATGAGGAGAAACAATTCCATCCTGAAGAAATTTCATCAATGATTCTAACAAAAATGAAAGAAACAGCAGAAGCCTATATTGGAGAAGAGGTTAAAGATGCTGTAGTTACTGTTCCTGCATACTTTAATGATTCACAACGTCAAGCAACAAAAGATGCAGGGTCAATTGCCGGTTTAAATGTTCTCCGTATTATTAATGAACCAACCGCAGCAGCAATTGCCTATGGATTAGACAATAAGTCCGTAGAAAAAAATGTTCTTATTTTTGACTTGGGTGGAGGAACTTTTGATGTCTCCCTATTGAATATTGATGATGGTATTTTTGAAGTGAAAGCAACCGCCGGTGATACACATTTAGGGGGTGAGGATTTCGATAATATCCTATTAAAACATTTTACGGATGAGTTTAAGAGAAAATATCATCACGATTTAACTGATAATAAACGGGCAAGCCGAAGATTACGGACAGCATGTGAAAAAGCCAAGCGGACTTTGTCAAGTAGCAGTACTGCTTCTATTGAAATTGATTCACTCTACGAAGGAATTGACTTCTTTTCATCTATCAGTCGCGCCAAGTTTGAAAGCCTTTGTATGTCTTTGTTTCAGAAATGTATTGAACCAGTAACAAGGGTTCTAAGGGACTCTTCGGTAAGTAAGAACCAAGTTGATGATATTGTCCTTGTTGGGGGATCGACGAGAATTCCAAAAGTTCAAGAATTATTAAGTAATTATTTCAGTGGAAAAGAATTAAGTAAGAAGATTAATCCTGATGAAGCGGTAGCATACGGAGCATGTGTTCAAGCAGCCATTCTTTCAAATTCTACCTCTGGTAATGAGAAGGCTGATGAGGTTCTCTTATTGGATGTTACTCCTTTATCATTGGGGATAGAAACAGCTGGTGGAGTAATGACTAAGATTATTGAAAGGAATACTACCATCCCGACAAAGAAGTCACAAACATTCTCAACCTATCAAGACAATCAACCCGGTGTATCCATTCAAGTATTTGAAGGTGAAAGGACGCTAACAAAGCATAACAATTCATTAGGAACGTTTCAGTTGGAAGGGATCCCTCCTGCTCCTCGCGGTGTCCCTCAAATCGAGGTTGCATTTGATGTCGATGCAAATGGTATTATGAATATTGAAGCTCATGATAAAGGATCTGGTAAGAAAGAACATATTACGATTACAAATGATAAAGGAAGATTATCATCTGACGACATTGAAAGACTGGTTCAAGAAGCAGAAAAATTTAAAGAAGAAGATCAACAAATTCAAGAAAAAATAGAAGCGAAAAATAAATTAGAAGCATTTATTTTTCAATTAAAAACAATTACTGATAATGAAATGATGAAAGAAAAATTAGATGAAAATGAGAACGAACAAATTAAGAAAACAATCGAAGAAACAGACCAATGGTTAATGAATGATCAGTTTACGAAAGAAGAATATGAAAAGAAATATGATGAATTGAATCAAGAATTAAATCCAATTCTTATGAAGATCCAAAGTAACCCTGAAGGAGAACAACCATCTCCATTTACAAGTGGACAACCTGAACAGCACGCATCAGGACCCGTTGTTGATGAAGTTGATTAAAGGATATTACTCATATCATATGTATAATTATTTCCATTTTCATATCGAGGATGCTCTAATGGTACCGGGGCACTTGATATTTTAGTAATATAATTGTCGTATTGATCTAATTGATCACTTACATTTTTCACAGTATAATCAACAACCATTTTATTAAGTGTCCGAAGATTTGTTAACATTTCTTTTGAATTTACAATTGAATTTGCATATTGTAAGTAAATTGATCTCATAATTACAAAAAGTTCATTTTGTGACTGATACGAAATTTTTTTATTTTTTTCTTTAAAGATACGATAACGAACCGTCCATTGAATTATTTCAACATTCTTATCTGAAAAGAATAAATTGCTCATTGGTGTTTCTTGAATAATACCTTTCAAAGAATATTCTCGACGATTATTAAAAATATGTGGTTCATTTGTTTCAATGTATTGATTCTTTGTAGTATGATAGATATCTCTCATATATCCATTCTGATTTGTAGGGGTTTGAGCCGTCATAATTATAATTATAATATATATAATATTTTATAAATTATTTTATAAATTATTTTTATATTCTATTATTTATAATAGAACCATGTTCAATGCTCAGAATGTCCTCAAATATTTTTTAATGTTATCGATCGTATCAATTTCAACATTTTATATTCCAAATTGTTCAATTATGAATGAACATGCTCTTTACATTGGACTTTTAGGGGCAACAACCTTTGTTCTTCTCGATCGTTATATGCCCCATATTATAATCGTAGATGATAAATATCATCGGTACTAAATACTTGGGATATATTCCCACATAAGAGTCCCACAAATTTTCATCCATATTTTATCTTGTTGTTGAAGTTTTTCACGGCTTTTTAAGAGTGGAAAATAAATTAATAAATGGTCCAATTCAAGTAATTCGCAAAATTTGTGAAGAACATAGGAATAAGACAAAAAGTTTTTCCTATTTTCGGGACAATGTTGCATAAATGGAGTTTGAATTTCTTTAAACATATTCCTTAATTGTTCTTCATATTGCCTTGTTAAGATTGGAGCTTTTTTACCATTGATCATATTAATGATATGTGGGATATGTTCATAATATTTATTGTATTTTAGTTTTTTAAGGATCTCTCTCATATTCTTATAAGATAACTCCTGAATATTAATAAATTTATTTTTTTTAAGTTCAACAAGAATTCCCTTATAGACTTCTTCAGGTATGTCTGTAGTTTCTTTGGCTTGAAATTGAGCCAACCATTCATTGAAATGATTAATTCTTTTATAAGCAAAATAAGAAGATTCCCTTGGAGGGTCTTTGTATGATATTTTTTCAGAATTAATAATAATTGAATCCGTATATCCACAATCTTCGCAAATGAGTAAGCTATCTACATTCTTAAGGACTAAACGACCAAAACAATGGGGGCAGTTTTCTAAATCATATGTAAAATTATCTTTAATAATTGTATCATCTACAACTCTCATATAATTATTAATTAGATTATCCTCTTTTTTATTTTTTTTATTTTTATTCATAAAATCAACCACTGTAATTTCAGTATTGATTTGTACTTCTTCTTTCTTCGAATAATATTCATTCAATAAATTTCCGGTATTTAAATAATAATCTATTTCTTCAGAATGATCATAACTATTAATTTCTTTATTCAATAGTTCAAGTTCTTTTAATTCTTCATCAGAACATTGTGCTTTATCTAATTCCTTCTTCTTTTGAACATTTTTATGATATTGTTTCTTTTTTTCAGTAAATTCACTTAATATTTCTTGATGAATTGCATCAATTGTGACCCTTTTATCAGCAACTATTTTTTTGAGTGGTTTATCCTTAAAAGACATATTTCTATTAAAGATAGTTATATTATTTTCCTTTAAATGATAATATAATATAATATAATATAATATAATATAATATAAACTATAAACTATAAATAATGATTGAATCAGAATATTATCAAAATTATCACGGACCAAACCTTACAAAAGCGACACTCAATGATGAGGAAGACATTACTGATCGAATCAAAAAGTTTTACGGAAATAATAATAATTGGTGTAATAAGCTATGGACTTATCAAGATGTATTTGGAGATGATTGTAAGGGTGATAAATTCTATTGTGAATTCCATTCCGAAGATCAAAGGAAACATTGGTTCCATGGTTTTATCAATAATAAAAAAGATAATTTTAATATTCCGTTACATACTCCAATGACTCAATCATAATAAGTTGTTAGTATTATTATTATTATTATTATTATATGGTTCTTCATATTCTTCAACCTTTTTCACACCATCTTTTGTGGTTACTTTTTTTGTTTTTTTGACACCATTTTCAATAATCGTAGAAATCGATACTGATTCTGACGATATATTATTTGAAAAAAGACGATCCATATTTTGGAACATTGATTGAATATTGATATTCAATTGTGAACGAAACATCATTGTATCCATTGGTTTTAATTGGAAATCATATTGTCTTCTTTTTTCATGATCAGAAAGGACTTCGTATGCTTCACTTATTTTTTTAAACATTGTATCATCTCCGTTATTCTTATCTGGGTGATACTTTCTTGATAATTTATGATAGGATTGTTTAATCTCTTTCAATGTTACATCTTCGGCCACATTAAGAATATCATAGTAGGTCATTTTATTGTAGTATATTAAATATTAAATATTAAATATTTTTAAGTTATAATATAATATACATGAAGAAGTTTACACGGATACTAATTTGTTTATTCATAATCCTATTAATGATGTATTTCTTCTTACCAAATAGACCTTATGTATCACGTTCAAAGGTTCATGGGAATGGATTATTTGCAGGGAAAAATTACAAAAAAGGAGATATTATTTTTGATGATTTATTTCCTTACAGAGAAAAAGATCAAATGTTATTTAATCCAATCGAAAAAAAGAAATTCCAAGAATATATTCTTAAAGAAGGTTTGTATATTAACCATTGTTCTATAAATAAGAATATTGACATCAAAACCAATAATTACAGATCATTTCCTGTAATAGCTACGGAAGACATTCAAAAACATGAAGAATTATTTGTAGATTATAATATCCTTCATAAACATTATCCATTTATTGCCCCTTCTCTACCAAGCTATGTAAAATGTTAAATTTGATACCATTAATTGATATGAACATAAAGTATTTCAACTATGTCAATTGAAGAAGTATATGTGAAAAAGGTATACAACACAATCGCAAAACAATTTGACAACACACGGTATCGTCCATGGACATGTGTCGAAGAATTCTTAGATACTATACCAAAAAACTCTGTGATTGGTGATATAGGATGTGGAAATGGTAAAAACATGTTATATCGGAAAGATTGTTTGAACTATGGTTGTGATTTTAGTGAAAGCCTAGTGAAAATTTGTTTGCAGAAGAATCTAAATGTAGTCTGTGGAGATATTCTAGATATCCCTTATAAAAATAGTTCATTTGACTATACAATTTGTATTGCCGTGATCCATCATCTATCAACTGTTGAAAAGAGAAAGAAAGCAATTGAAGAATTAGAAAGGATCACAAAACAAGGAGGAAAGATATTACTATTGGTGTGGGCATTCGAACAAGAGGAAGATTCAAGAAGAAAATTTACAACGCAAGAAAATTTTGTAGATTGGAGGGATAAACAACAAAAATTACTAGGGAAAAGATATTATTATGTGTTTCAAAAAAATGAATTAGAATCATTGGTAGATGAAAAGAAGATTGAAAAAAGTTTCTATGAAAAGGGAAATTGGGGTATTCTTTTTAAAAAGGTTTAAACGATAAAATAATAATCAATATTTAGATAAATGTGTGGGATTTTTGCTTATTTTTCATCTTCTCCCGAAGATATTGTAAAACTCAAGGAATATGGTATGAAATGTAAGCATCGAGGTCCAGATTCAACCAATGATCTATGTATCCATAATGAAAAAAGCTTCATTTATTTTTTATTTCACCGATTAGCGATTAATGGATTAAACGAAAAGAGTAATCAACCAATGAAGTTATCAACCAATGAAAATCATATTCTAATTTGCAATGGGGAAATCTATAATTTTAAAGAATTAGCAAATGAATTAGATATTCAATTGGAAACAGATAGCGATTGTGAAATCCTCCTTCATCTTTATGGGAAATCAAAGGTAAATGATTATCATTCCTATTATTTGAATCATTTCATCCATAAACTCGATGGTGTTTTTTCATTTATCATTTATGACATTACATTAAATCAAGTTTTTATCGGCCATGATCCATTTGGAATACGTCCCCTATATTTTTTTGAAGAAAATGATAGATTTGGATTTTCATCTGAAATGAAATGTTTGGTTGATTTATCAGAAAATATTGAATTTTATCCACCAGGAACATTTTCAATGATTGATCTAAATAAAAATACACACGAAAAACATACATATTACCCATTTATTTATGAAACTATCCCTGAAAGAGATGAAAGTAAAATTATCCGAACAATCCAGAATAAATTAACAACAGCAGTACAAAAACGATTAATTACTGACCGCCCCTTTGGTTGTTTATTATCTGGAGGTTTAGATAGTAGTATAATTACAGCAATTGTTTGTCAATTAGTGGTTCCATCTTCAGTAAGGACATTCGCGATTGGTTTAGAAGGGTCTCCTGATCTAATAGCTGCTCAAAAAGTAGCTGATTATTTAGGAACAAACCATACAAATGTAATTGTTACAGAAAAAGAAATGTTAGATGCGATTGATTTAACAATCTATCAAATTGAATCCAAAGATATTACAACTATTAGGGCATCTGTTCCAATGTTTTTATTATCAGAATATATTCGAGACAATACTGATATTAAAGTTATCTTAAGTGGTGAAGGAAGTGATGAAGCATCTGGATCTTACTTATATTTTCATAATGCCCCAAGTCCTAAAGAATTTCAAGATGAATGTCTACGTTTACTAAAAGATGTACGGTATTTTGATGTCTTACGAAGTGATAAAACTACCGCTGTAGCAGGGTTAGAAATAAGAGTCCCTTATTTTGATAAAGGATTTATGGAATATTACATGGGTATTGAACCCGAGAAGAAGGTTGTAAGAGATAAAATGGAAAAATATTTATTAAGGAAAGCATTTGAAAACAGTCTCCCTGAAGAGATCGTATGGAGAAGGAAAGATGGGTTTTCAGATGGTGTATCATCATTTGAAAAGCCATGGTACGAAATAATTCATGATTATACTATGAAAAATTATGAATTGAATGAAAAAGAATATTATTTATCTGTCTTTCAAAAATATTATCCGAACTATGAAAATATTATCCCCTATTATTGGATGCCAAAGTGGATTCAAGAAGGAAATCCATCCGGAAGATTAATAGTTTAAAATAATTTATTTTTAACTAATTATAATAATTATGATACAAAGAATAGTTCATTGGTTCAATCAACTTATTGATCTATTGAATATGAATGATAAATTATTACTCAATGATGAATATATTGAAGTATACCAAAGTTATTACATGAGGCCAAAATTATAGATGATTTAATTAGTTCTCTGAACATTTGTTTGATGAAGAAGTTTGATTGATGCACGACAAACACTGATTGTAGGGTTATTTTGAATTGTATTTATCATTGTATCCCAAATTTGGATATAGTTCTTACCTACATGTGGAACGTTTTTTACTTTCAATTCTGAGATAAATTGATGATAAATATTGGGAGCAATTTCGAAATACTCATTCTTATCTTCGTGATCCATTAAAATGGTTGAATATTTTTTAGATATTTGCCATCCTTCATGATACTTTTCTTTCTGTTTCATTTCTTTTCTACGGTTATCCATGATATTTATATACAACGCATTCATGTTAATTTTTTAAGTAAAAATAATTACTTTATTTATTCAAAAGAACCTTTTTTGGATTGAAGTAATTACAGAAAGATAATTCAATGAAGATATATAATTGAAAGCATCTTTACAAGAATTATATAACGAATATACTAAGAATGCCCTTGCTTCCAAACGTTTGTCCATTTTACTTCTATTTAAAATGATAATCTTAAGTATATAATTAAAATGATTTTACTTTATTTTATTACACCATTCTTAGGATATTTAAGAAATTATGTAAAATACAAACAATTGGACTTTTTAGTATTCATGCGGACACCTATCGTTTATTTTTTAATTACACTTCTCTTTGGTCATGATAATGTTTTTCAAACATTAATCTATGAACGATGGTTCTTTTTGATGTATAAAACATGTTTATCATTGTACAGGAATGATTACAGAAAGAAAAAAAAGAAATATATTAAAAAATATGGATTGAAGTATTAAGAAATTTATTCATTCAATGATTAGTTAACATAACCAAGCTTCTTTTAAGATAGCATCCCCACCTGGAACGATACTACTCATAATCAACCTTTTTTTCGGATCATTCTTTATTTTGCATATTTTATATTGTTCATGAAGTTTGACAGCAATCATATATAGAATAACTGGGATTATCGTATATAAGGGTAGCATCTTAAGGTTACAATTATAAGACATCTTATATATTATAAATAAGGATATAAATGAACATACTATATTAATTGATATTTGAATATATTTATCATTCTCTTTTCTTTTTTTACTTTTCCTGGAAAGTAAATGCGCAACATTTAGAAAAATGCAACCCAGCACAATAGAAACCATAAGAATTATTGCTATAATTGTTGGCCCTCTATCGTATAGACCAGTAGCCATAAGTTGACATTTATCAGTAAAAAATGAGAAACCTTCTTTCATTATATTATTATTTAAAAAAATTAATATAATTATTATAAATCATGGAAGAGAAAGATCAAGAAGTTTACTCAATTATCAAAAAAGAATATGAAAGACAAATAAATGGTTTAGAATTAATTGCAAGTGAAAACTTTGTGTCAGATACAGTCTTAGAAGCCCTTGGTTCAATCATGACAAATAAATACAGCGAAGGACAAATTGGAAGAAGATACTATGGTGGGAATGATCATATCGATGAAATGGAACAACTCTGTAAGGATAGAGCTTTAGATATATACAAGTTAAAGAAAGACGAATGGGATGTCAATGTCCAACCTTATTCTGGTTCTCCAGCAAATTTTGCTGTATATACAGCATTATTAGACCCTCATGACCGAATCATGGGGTTAGGATTACCCAGTGGTGGCCATTTAACGCACGGATATTACAATGACAAACGAAAAGTATCCGCTACAAGTATTTATTTTGAATCTTTACCCTATGAGGTAGATGAAAAAACAGGGTTGATTGATTATGATGAGTTAGAAAATAAGGCGAAAATGTTTCTTCCAAAATGTATTATTGCAGGTGGTTCTGCCTATCCAAGAGATTGGGACTATGAAAGAATTTCTACAATCGCAAAAAGTGTAGGGGCATATCTATTAGTTGATATGGCACATATTTCAGGTTTAGTAGCTGTAGGGGAAGCAAATAATCCATTCTTACATGCTGACGTTGTAACTACAACAACCCATAAAAGCTTACGAGGCCCACGATCAGGTATGATATTTAGTAAGAAACATTTATCTGATCAAATCGATTTTGCAGTCTTTCCTTCCTTACAAGGAGGACCTCATAACAATGTTATTTCAGCGGTTTCTGTTGCCTTAAAAGAGGCTTCCACACCCGAATTCCATCAATATATCATCAGAGTCAAAAACAATGCAAAGTTATTAGGAGAAGGATTAATGGATTTAGGATATCAATTATGTACAGATGGGACAGACAATCATCTACTTGTAATGAATTTACGAGATAAGGGAATAACTGGAAGTAAGGTTGAATACATCCTTGAAAAAGTCCATATCAGTGTGAATAAGAACACAATAATTGGTGACAAAAGTGCTTTATCCCCAAGTGGCGTAAGAATTGGATTGTGTGCGATGACAACGCGTGGCTTACAAGATATTCATTGCCATCCATTGGCGAATTTAATCCATCGTGCGATTGTTTTAGGGAAGAGTATTGAGTATAAAAAATTAGTTGATTTTAAAAGAGAGATTAATTTAAGATTTGAAGAAGAAGATATGAATGAATTCAAACAGCTACAGGAAGATGTCCTTCAATTTTCTTCTCAATTTCCATTTCCAAATAAATTATAATGAATGATTATATAGATGGATTCTCAATCTCCATTGCGTTTTTTAGACTACGATGTTACACAATATATCTATGAAACATATTATCCAAGTAAGGGGGCAAAAGAGAACAAAAAAAAAATGAATGAACAATTTTTAACGATTAAGAATCAATACCTATCTCGATATAATGTTGAAAATATTTATGGATATGAGATAATGTTCTGTATTCGTGGATACCTCTATAAAAAGATAAGTTTTTTTTCTTTTTTAAAGGAATTAAATAATAAAAGGGAAAGTAACGTAAATAAAATGAGATTACCTTATTTATTTAATTGTGTGAAACCTCGATCTTATTTCAGGGCAAATCAATATAAGAATGAATCACTTTATTTAAAGAAGTTAATTAACATAATCCATTAGTCATTCGACAGTTATTTTTACAGGTTTATCAGGGAGAGGGGCGGATGCTACAACGGGTTGAGAAGAATATGGTGTTTGTTGTTGAGAGTTCATTTGTTCTGAATTCATTTGTTGTAGGGATAATTGTTCAAGGCTTCTTGATTTAACTAATAATTTATCTTTATTCTTACAACAAACTATCAACCCTGTCGCCACACCTGCGACATAAGAGAGAATATTAATCAACACAAAATCAAGACCTGTTACTTCCATTATTAATATATATAATAATAGTATATATTAATCTAATATGCCTGGATATCGTCAAAGGAGGGGTAAAAAAACAAAAAAGAAGAAGAGAACAAAGACTAAAATACCTTATGCATCTGTTAAAATAAAATCAAGTGCTTTAGGGAGAGCGAAAAGCACACCTACAAAAAGTAAGAGTAAGAGTAAGAGTAAGAGTAAATCACGTTTAAGGAAGATAAGGTCTACACCTTCCAAAAGAAGTAAAAGTAGAAAAAGTGTATCAAGTAGGAAAAAAAGAGCATACTCCAAAGCAAAGGAATATTTTCCAAGAGTAATGGATGATCCTGAAATTGAGATGAGATATTTGAAAGAAAAAAGAAAAGTAGATGACAGCATCTATACGATTGATCCACAGAAACTTACTGGATTAAAAACATTAAGGGATAAAGAAAAAACAAAGATTGAAGATTTAGCAGGTATCTTTGAATATCAAGAAAATCCTATAGAGCCTGTTGGATTCGAAGATATACCTCACATGCAAGGGAGGGTAGATCTACTTGGAAAAGAGGATCCTGATGCTATTTTAGGTCAATTAAAATGTAAGGATCGGGTAAATTATTGTTTTAAAACAAGTCCTGAAATATGGAAAAAATGTAGAGAACCAAGTATTCATGAAAGATATATCTTACCATGTAAGATGAGTACTATCATTGAAAAGAAAATTTGGGATATATGTGAAATTGATAATACGAGTAGTTTACAGCCTGCTCAATTTCAATCAATGATAGACGAATTATTGGATGAGTTCCCATGTTTAATGGAACAAAATATTGTTAGTTTTTTAAAACGTTATTTATCTTATGGTAATGAATATAAACCTCCTTTAGAATATCGTGTTTATTTCCAAGTAAAGAGAAATATGTTTTCCGAAATTTCTGATATTGATGAATTAGTTCAATTAGAAATGGAGACATGGGGAAAATTGTGGAAAGAAGATGAATTTTTAGATGCTGTGAATAATTTTATTGGTGTTGAACGGATGAAAGAAATTATTGAACGTTGGGGTTCAACCCCTCAGATACACTTAGGAGAAGAAGAAGCAACTGAGGTATATCAAAAGATGATAAACGGTCAAAAAAAATTTATTGAAGGAAGTTTAACGTGGTGGACCAGAATGTTAAATTGTCCCTATGTTGTCCCATTTATACCCGATATGCAGGATGGAACCGACAACCGTATTCTTCAGTTCTTATTCCAGATGGAAGATTCTTTCTTAGAAATTTTTGATGGAACTCAATTTCAAATGAGAGAAAATACTTGGTTTGTTTATGGTGAGGGAGAAATGAATACACCCGATTTTATGAATCGTGATACTTATCGTAATTGGTATATAGATACCTATGGTAAACAACCAAAGATAAAAGAAGTCTTACGATGGTTGAAACATGGGAGAACAAGGGAAGATGAGGTACAAAAATTAATCAATATGAAAAATACATTTGTAAGACTTGGCTCATCAAGGTTTCAACGAAGTAGGCTTATGCCTGATGTGGCAAGAATATCAGAAGTCGAGATGTATCGGTATTTTGAAGAATTTATCGATTTACTCAATTTTGCGACTATCGGAAGAATAAGTAGAAGAGACGATGAAAGGTTAGTTGATATTGAAAGAGAGTTTCAAAATGCTCAATACGAAAGATATCAACAGGATATAAGATAGGTAGTTAATTAAATATCATTTTATCTATGGTTGTCCTTACACAAAATATACGATGCAATACTATTCCAAGAATAAATAAACCTAGAAGAACTTCGATATAAGTGTATTTTTTTAAGAAATGTTTTTGTAAGAAGTGTGCTCCTATGATTGTAAAAATAACATCAATGATAGCGACATTGAATAAACGATAGGAATGTAGTCCTTCACCTACTTTTCCAAAGATATCAGAATAATTACAGAACATTTTTATACTATTATTTTTTATTTTTAATTTTTTAAGTTTTTATTTTATTTTTTATTTTTAATTTTTTAAGTTTTTATTTTATTTTTTATTTTTAATTTTTTAATTCTTATATTTTTTTTTATTTTTAAAAATATAGTATGGCGAATCAATACATTAGTAAGATAATTCAAAGGATCACAGAGAATACAAATACAACCACTAACCTAGGTATTATTATTGCATCTCCATCAGATTATCCGCCATATAAATACCATTGGATAAGGGATTCAGCACTTGTCATGAGGACCATTGTTGATATGTATGATGTAACAAAAGATCCGATTTATTTTCAATCAATCATTAATTATATTGAAAATGAAAGTAAAATTCAACAATTAGAAACAAAAACAGGATTAGGAGAACCAAAATACAACATTAATTGTACAGCATACAATGGTCCCTGGGGGAGACCACAGAATGACGGACCTGCATTACGAGGTATTATTCTATTTCAATTAATCGATATGATTTATTACAAATATGAAACATTAATTCATCAATTAATTCTTCCTATTATTCAAAAAGATTTAGAATATATACTCAATAATTATCGTAAGGTTTCTTATGATATATGGGAAGAAAAAGAAGGGTGGCATTTCTATACTCGTATGGTTCAGGTCAAATTTATGAAAGAAGCCTTACGATATAAGAAACTTATTCAAGGAAATATTGATATTGAACTATTAAAACGTAGTTATGAATGTTTATTAACGGATTTAAAAGATCATTTAAATGGTTCTACAATTATTTCTTCTTTTGATGAAGAAGGTAAGATCATAAAATATGAAGATGCTTCTAATATCCTTGCTTTTTGTCATATTAATTATGATAAAGATATTCTAAATACTATTCCACTTGAGAATATCAACCATACATGTGATAATTTAATTCAAGCATTTCGTAAAAAATACAATGATAATGATCTAAACTTAATTGGAAGATATATTGATGATCAATACTATAATGGTCATATTTGGATTATTTGTTCCTTAGCACTAGGTCAAATCTATATCGAAATGTATAAAAAGAGAAATCTTATGAAATATAATTCCCCGATGCATCGCTCCCATTCAAATCCAAACAATAATTATATTGAGATTGCGAATCAAATACTCGAGAAAATCCTTACACTTGATCCAAACTTAATCTTACCCGAACAATTTAATCCAAATACATCTGAATTTATCTCCGCGAAGAAGTTAACATGGAACTACTCCGAATTGTATCAATTGTATAAATTACTTCATTAACTAAATAAATTAAAATTTGAATACTACTTAATATTTTGTTTTAAAATACAATTAAAACAAGATGTTCCTTTCCCTTGAAACTTATGCGAGTTCACTTTTTCAAGAGATTATTCAAGTATTTTCTATGATTCTTGCGTACTTCATTGGTGGATTTGGTTATGATTACTTCGTAAAGCATATTATTCTAGCAATGGTTGGTGAAGAAGAACATATTCAAGAAGAAGAAGTTCAAAAGAAATTGAAAGTGGGTTTACTTACCAATGAGATTCCACCAATCGTTTATGGTGGTGTTGCAACATGGATCGTTAACTTTCTAAAGATGTTTGAAGATGATGAAAATATTGAAGTAATCCCTATCTTCCTCGCCTACAATGATAAACTACCTACAGAGTGTCTTCTTCAATATCCTAATATTCGTATAATTGAAAAGGAAGATGATATTCGTATCTGTTTTGAGGATATCGATGTATGTGTCAATAATCTTTGGATTGCCCTTGAAACAATTGTAAAGGTTAAAGAACTATTTCCTGAAATGAGTATTATTTCAGTATGTCACTCTCTAATTCGTATGGAAAACATTACAAATATGGGTTCATGTTATACAAATAACTTCAATCAACAAGAGATTACATTCCAGAATTCAGATTATGTAGTCTTGATTAGTAAAGCCGAAGAACAATATTACAATCAATTTGGTTACAATCTCTTTGATACTCAAACGAAAGTAATCTACAATAGTTATCAACCCAAGTATGATAATGAAGAATTGGATGTAAATTATACATCCAATACCCTTGGATATATCGGAAGACATGTTCCACGAAAGAGACCCGAAATTCCTATTGTATCCGTGAGTAAGAATAAGATTGATAATGTCCTTGTTATTAATATGGGAGTAGATTATGATAAGTATGATAATGCATATTGGAGAAAACTTGAAAAGAAGTATGAAAAATCACTCAAGATTATCCCTTTTACTGTTGATAAGAATGTAAAAGAACAATATTGGAAGGATGTAGGGATCAATTGTATTACTGGTATCTATGAACCATTTGGTTATACAATTTGTGAATCATTAGATCGTAGGGTTCCAGTAATTGTATCAAATATCGATGGACCAAAGGAGATTATTGAAGAAGTGATTGAGAATGTTTATACCTATGAAGTAGATATTGATAATTATCAAAATGATATCCAAAACTTTACAAAGACACTTAAAGAAACACTTAGTATCCCTTCAAATGTAAGGAAAGAAAATGCAGAAAAGGCTAGAAAAGCACTTGATAAACTAAGACCTGAAAAAATTAAGAAAGATTGGATTCAACTATTCGTAGAAGTATCGAATTAAATAATGATTATTATATTATTACTATGGGAATAATCTTTTCAAAGCACGAAAAATATCATATCCATCAAACTACATTAATCACTACAATCTATTGTGAACATTGTAAAAATTCTTTTTTATTTAATGATTACTATAAACACATTGTTCAATGTAAAAGGATGATAAAAAGAAAAAGAATAAAATAAATTATGGTGATAATTGAACCATTGTCCCTAATGAACTACCTTCATTAAAATCTAAATCTTGACTACATTCAGGTGTAAAATCAGAGGGTCGTAGGATACTCCAATCTGTATCCTTATTGAGAATACCACAATTTGTATAGATATAACCTAATAAGGCACTGCACCAGAATCTGTCCTTTTTTTGTGGATCTCTATCTTTTCTTTGTATCGCATCAATCAAATCTTTAAGATAGAAATCATATTTTTTATCATAAACTACAGAGTGTACCTCTTTTAAATGTTTTGTACTGAATAGTTCTTTCGAGCAATTTATACTCCTTACATAGATTGAACTATTCTTTTTTTTGTATTTATCACAAATTTCATCCAAGGGTGTAATTTGAACACCGAATTTAATTTGACCATCTTGGGGATCTGGTTCACCTTCATAATTTGACTCCCAAACATAGTATCCTTTTAAAGGTGGATCAATAAAATCAGGATCCTTTAATACCATCGCAACATGTGTAATATTACTTGATGTAAAATATTTAATCAACATAGAGATAGGATTACAACCACCATTATCAAACAAAAGAATATCCCCTGTTTTTAAATTTTCTTTTTCCATTATATAATATTCAATTATTTAATTAGTATTTAATTAGTATTTAATTAGTATTTAATAAATAATAGAATTATACTATGGAGATAGCACTAACAAATGATGAAGAAGTATTAATGAATTTACTATCTATTCTACCTATTTTTCCTATTTGCCAAAGGATTATCCAATTAAAAAATAGAATAGAAAAAGAAGATACATTGAGATACCATGTTGAACGATGGACCATCCTTTCATCAATATACTTTCGTTCATTTGAAATTAGTAATAATCTTGGTATTTCAAACCCTTCACCGAGTCTTTTTGAACATAAAAAATATATATCATATACAAAAAATGATGAAGAATACATATCTGAACCAGATACTAATCTAGATTATTTCCATGAAACAGGTATCTCCTATCAAGTAAGGGATCTATTACTAGCTATATTAAAAACAAAAGAATGGGAGAAACACCATTGGAAAGAGATAAGGGAAAATGATGATAAACTATATTATGTTCTTTCAGGTCATATTATGAAGAAGACAGAAGATAAGTATAATAGCTACCTTAAATATATTCCCAAGGCCTACGCCTTTGATGAATTGGACTAAATAAACTATGCAAGGGTCGTAACATGATTTCTTGATTAATCTTATGAATTGTTTCAAAACGATTGAATGAGATACATTTCTTAATTGTAGTCATTATTAGGAATAGATTCAATTGTTGAATACGATTTTTGATTTCTTTATTATGGTAGTCCAAGCCGGCATAAATTAATTCAAATATATACCTTAGATCATAGTAACAAGTTAGAGGTGATTCCCACACCGTCCCTATGTCACGAATACATACTATCCCTATTTCTTGTAATTCACTTTCTGTATAAGTATATCGTTTCATCCATTCTTTAAAACTTTTATAGTCTTTATTTAGATAATCGAATAATAGGTATTTACATTTGTTATAATAATTATGATAAGTATATTGATTGATATGTGAAAATGTTATCTTATCATGATGAGATAATCCTTCAAAGATAATATTAATTATATCATTTGTAAAAAAAAGATAATTGAATTCCATACTATTAGTTGTGATCTTTTCTTAAAATATAATTAATAGAATATACTAAGAATGATTATTACAATCATTATTATAATTATGATTTCAAAACTATGAATCCTTGGATATTGATACAATTCTTTGATCATATAGTTCCTTACTAATTGATATCCATTTTTCTCATAATATTCTCTAACACCAACACCTGCAATGATTGCAATCTTATGGATATTATTTTCAAAAGATATTTGTTCCCCCTTTTTAAGTAACTTTTTACCAAAACCCATATGTTGAACTTCTTTATCCTTACTACGATGATTGACGACCTTTCCATAGACATGAAGTTCCCTTATGAAACTACAATCCTCTAACTCTGGATAAATCAAACCATTGTTTGTATGGTTAATCCTTAAACGTAAGAATCCATAGAGGGTTTGTTGATCTGGACTTTCATAACTGATAAAATATTCTGTTGAATTGAATCCATTGTATTGTCTTACAAAGAGTTCAGCATGATGAATATTTTCCATATCCTTCTTTACTTCCCTACAACGAATACATTGACAATTCACATCATCTCTTGCCAGAATTTTTTGTCGTAGGTTTACGTTCTCATTCCCACCAATGATATTTATATTAGGGATATCTCTTATAATACGATTTAATCTTATCCATGGAAAGATATTTTGTTTAATGTATACAATTACTTTAATCAGTTTATCTTCATCTTCAGAATAAGGTTTGTAGGCCCCCTTTTCATACATTTCCTTAATCTTTGTCCAATCAACAACAGAACAAGGGTATATTTTTAATTGATCTGCTTGGAGTTCAGGGTGTTTAAGGTCGTAAACAAAGTAATTCTTATCCACTTCTTTAATCGAATGAACTCCAAAGAGCTTTTGAAACATTTCAATATCTTTTTGAACTGAACTCCCAGGTAGATCAGGCATTAAATGCCAATCTACTTTCCCACCATTCTGCTTCCATAGATGATTCCCATGAATAATATCTTCGGTTGTACATCCACGATCAACACCTTCCAATATATCATTTTCAATATGTTGAACACCTATTTGTAACCGTGTCACATTAAACTCCCTTAACTTTTTAATTTGTTTCATAGATATACAATCCGGTCGTGTTTCAAGTGTTAAACCAATAACCCTTCTTTGTGATCTTTCTGCCTCCTTAATCTCTTCTTCAAGGGTTAACTTATCACCATACCTTGTTTCCAATCTATTGATTGCATAATAAATATCACGGATATATTCTTTTTGATACTCCAATGGATAATGGTCCCAAGTCCCACCAAGAACAAGGATTTCTATTTTATCGACTTCATGACCACATGCTTGTAAAGCATCCGCTCGATCATAGATTTGAAGGATAGGGCTAAAATGATTACGATTCGCTCTTAAAACAGCTGGTTCTGTTGACAAATAACTTCGTGGCTGTTCGATCTTCACACCTGTCAATAAATCCCCTTTCTTAAAATCTATTTTCACACCTTCTTCAAAGGTAATGATAAAGTTCTTATCTTTAAAATGGGAACACTTATCGACTGTGTATGTATCTACCCCTCTGATAACATAAGATAACATACGTATCAAATGAATATCATCTTCTGTTTTCACTTTGATTTGTTTTTCATTTGTATCAACTACGATAAGTGAAAGCCGTACTTCTGGTTCATTTGGGCAATAGGCACAACTATGTCCACAACTAAAAGATTGTTTAACTCTTTCTCCATTGGAATTTGTATATTCGGGTGTAGGGCTTGTTAGAATCGTAATAACAGTAACACCAGAACCCGAACGACATTTTCTTTTCAAAGTGTATTCCAAGAAGGATGGATTCTCATCCACCATTTTTTGAACAGATAATTCATTATAAACCTTCCGTAGTTGAGGCTTACTTGGACACAATTTATACTTTACCTTCATTTCATTGTATCTCTTTTGATACTCCAATTCAGATTCAAATTCATAGAAAGATAAATCTTTCACAAAATTGACAAGTTTTTCCGAAGATATCGTATCTTCGATGTCATCCATTGCAAAGGTTATATTTATTTTAATAAAGGAATCAATTTATAAATCAAATTTTATATATATATATATATATATATATATATGGTAAATAAAGAATTATTCTTATTATTCTTATTCTTATTCTTATTAGTGTACTTTGTATTCTTAAGGAGAGTTGAAGGTTTTGAAGAAAACAATAACGAGAAGGATAGTCGTTGGAATCGTTTTTTCTCTTGGATCCGGAAACGGTTAGATAAAAAATCTAACGAACCTGTTCAACAACCCCCACATAAGAAGAAGACTCCTCCGTTAAGTACCGCGCGCGATCCTGGGATCCGGAATTCCGACATAGTTAATACCGCTTCTTCTCAACATATAAGTGATTCAGCCGGGGCGGGTAATACAAACATGGCGTCCCCCGTTCCAGGAACAGGTCCTGTAGGGGGGGAAAGTCGTTCCACCCAACCACCGCCAGTTGTGACTTCGCGTCGCGACTCGCGAGAAGAACCGAGTTCGCGAGTTAGCGACAGCGCCAGACCCGGCTCCGACCCGGTTGCGACTGCGGCCCCGCAGCAGGAGGCGGTGGCGGCGAGAGAGCGGGCGTCGAGAAGGCCGAGCCCGAGACCGGGCCGGGGCCGCCCCGCGCACACGCGGCCGAAGTGGTACACATCCTGTCTAAGATCACCAGACTGCGAAATCAAAGACGGGGTTCCGACCAAGATCAGCCGGAGACCGGGCAACACCACGTCCTCCGATAGCCCCACGGTTGGCGACGGGGCGCTCAAGAGACCCACGGCGGCCCAACGTGCAGGCATCGCTCGCCACCGCGCCATGATTAGCCAGCGCGAAAGCCTCGATCGCCAGGCAGCTGCCCGCATGCGCAGGAGCCCTCTTGCTCGCCGATATGGACCGCGCCAATACCGGAGCGGGCGCACGATGGCAGAGCGGCGCAGCCCGCTGCTGCAGGCCGCCCGGAGCCGGAGCCGGAGCTCGAGCCGGAGCTCGAGACGGAGCTCGAGACGGAGCTCGAGGCGGAGCTCGAGACGGAGCTCGAGGCGGGCAGCGGTGGCGAGGAGGGAAGGCGAGAGCCTCGCAGACTACAAGCAGCGGATGCGAGCATCGAAAGACACAGCCCCGCGCTTCTCTGCTCGGCGCACCGGCCAGTCGGGCGAGAAGAGCCAAAGGGGGTCGTGGTTGGCAAGGACAGCTCAAAACACGATGGATAGGCGCCGAGGGCAAGGCGCCCCCGCCTCACGCGCCACGGCGGCTACAAGGTAGAGGGACACAAGGAAGTCTGCCGGCTCGCGAAGGCGGGGGCAAGACGGAGAGAACGGGACCAAAGGTAGATACCTAAAGTATCACCCATCTTATGCGAGGCCACATGTTTCTCTAAAAAAAATCTGAATCTAACCCTGTGAAGATATATTCTTGAGGAAATTATTTCACATCCTTTCCTTAAGCTTACCTAATATATATTGATTTTCTTTTTCCAATTTTTCTACTTTTTTAATCAATCGTTCCATACGATCTTCTTCACGGGGGATATCAAATGTTATATTAAACCCGAAGATTTCTAAACCGGGATTATAATTAATATTCAAGGAAATATTTTCTTCTTTTTCTTCGGTAATTTTCCATTGTATTTCTTTCGAATTTTTTTCAAAGACAAGATTGAGAATTCGATAAAAATTATTAAAATCATGTTGAAAATACTTCATATTCTTTAACCAAAAGGGTGAAATTTCATTAATAGAGATCTCATACTTTGTATGTTCTTTGATATTTTCTACAGAGAGGTATATATTCTTACTTTCATCTTTCTCTAAATATATACAATACTTATTATCCATCTTTACTATAGATTAGAAAGATAAAATTCAAATTTTATTTTTAAATTTGAAATAATATTTTGAAAGGATTAACAAATAGAAAAATGAACGCACTTACATCAATGATATCCACAATCCTACTCTCTACTGTGTCTTCAGGCATGATGGATGTTGTGGCAAATGACTCGTGTCACTATTCTGATGACGGAATCTGTGATGAACCATTACTTGAGGGAGGTTGTGTCGTTGGAACTGATATGAATGATTGCATTGGCGAAAGATATTATCCATGTCAATACATAAATGATGGAGTGTGTGATGAAGGACCAGACCATCAATATTGTCTTCCTGGGACAGATACAAACGATTGTTGTGAGAATGGGATGTTAAAGACTTGGAATGAAACGGATATTAATTTTGGAAGAGATCTATCAGGGGCGATTTGTGAAGGATTCATACTTGATTACCGTAAGATGATGGCTACTACTCCTATACAAGAAGAGGTTACTCCTATAACCTGTTCTGGACTTCTTGAATGTAGCAACCTTCTTCAAGAGAAAAAAAGCACTACAGTTCAAAAGGAAACGAAGAATCAATTCCTCTCAAGTCTTTTCTTTCAGTTTATCTTCGTCTATTGTAGTTGTATCTATTATCAACGTATCATTGATGGACTCGAATTTATAAGAGATAATATTGATATTATCTTTAAGATATGGTGTAATATTCTCAAATGTTTTGTATACCTGTTTCTTCTCGCTGTAAGTATTGGAGCAGTTTTCTCTGCCATTGGTGACAAAGAAAAGGAACAAGGGCTCCTAAAAGTAATGGGACTTATTGCATTCCTTGATTATGTTGATGAGCGCGAAAATGAACGGGGGGAAGGTGTTGATGAAGAAGAGGAATACAGGCGATGGAGAAGGAGAAGGGATAGATATAATTAATAATTAATAATTAATCACTTTTACTACCACACCATTTATATTTATATTTTGTCTTTTCTTCCTTTTTTTTATGAGTTTTAATCTGAATCTCTTTCACCTTTCCATTTTTATTCTGAAAGATAGTTCTTTTCTGATAAAGTTGACAATCCTCAACAGGTGAAAGAGAAATAGATGAACTCATTTAACTATTTAAAATAATTAAATCTTAATATATTTAAAATGCTTATTCGTAAAATACGACCTCGTTGGTCACATCTACGATGGTTAAATAAAGATTATTGTAAGATAACCCCTCAAAACCTTGAAATCTATAAAGATCATTCCTCTTATTCTCAAGTCCTTTCTTCCTACAACAACTTAGATGTTGATCTAACAAATGAAAAGGGTTTCATTACAAGAATGAGAAGGTATGGAAATTATCAAATAGATGTCGATAGAGATGTTTATAGTATTTATTATACTGGAAAAGATACATTTCAACAAAATGTCCCTGATAAAAGAAAAGAAAAGAGAAAATTTACATTACTTGAACCTGAAATAATTAACAATCCTTTCTTCCTTCATTTAATGGCTCAAACATGTGCCTTATCACTTCTCAATAGCAAACAACGAATATACAGTTTTAATGTATCGTTACATCAAGTCCGTCAAATTACTTATCCTGATATTGAATCCCATAATGCCCCGGAAGGAATCCATCAAGACGGCGTCGATTATATTGTATCGGCTTTTGTTCTAAAAAGATATAATATTAAAGGTGGTGAAAGTATCATATATGATGAAAATAAAAATCAAATTGATCAAATGACCTTGAAACATGGTGAAGGCATTTTTCAAAATGATAAAAAATTATGGCATTATGTAACACCTATTCAGAGTAAAAGAGATTATGTTGGATACAGAGATATCATTGGATTAGATATCACTATTAATCCATAGACTAACCTTATCTCTTCTTTCTACGTGTTTTTTTACTTGTCTTTCTCTTCTTGGACTTTGAACGTGACTTCTTGGACTTCGAACGTGACTTCTTGGACTTCGAACGTGACTTCTTGGACTTTGAACTAGACTTCTTGGACTTTGAACGAGACTTCTTGGATTTCGAACGTGACTTCTTGGATCTCTTCCTCCCTCCATCAATCTCCCCCATTTCTTCTAACTCAGGTGTACCTTCTATATCCGGTCTCTCCTCGTCATAGTAATTAACCCTGTTGCCTGCCGCCTCGATCGCACGGACCATAGCACTCTCGATAGCTTTCGCTTGGCCCCACGTGAAGAGAATGCCGCCGCCAACCTTCATGAGAGTCTGCACGACTATCCCGAAAACCGCTGACATACCACCCGCAGCAACTCCGGTGGTTACTGCGAAATAGAGCTGGCACCAATCATTATTTAGTCCAAGCACGCTGCGCGCGGCGAAAGTCGCGCCCGCACAATTCCCCGAGTTTATATCTGAAAATGTATGGAAAATTTGATCCCAACTTAGAGTTATCATAGCCGTGCCGATAAAAGCAATCAAACCTTTTATAACTTTCCTAATGTCATATATACTTATTTCTGCTCCTCCTTTTTGGAGAATACCCCCATTTGGATTGGGGACGTCGAACGCTTTGTCGAGCACGTTGAGAACGTTATCTAATTGTCTTTGTGTTAATGTTTGATTCATTCTATACTTAATATTATATTTTATTTAAAAAAATTTGAAAATTTGTTTTAAGGGAAGAAAATAATAAAAAAGTATTTTAAGAAAAAAATGAATCTTCTACCTGAGACAACATCTACTCCCCTCAACCCGAGCAATGGAGCTTATATTCAATTTAAAACGCACCGCTTTGTCACACTCTACAATTCGATGCTCGATACATTCGGTATCTACAAAGTAGAGAAAGATTGGTCTGATGTTTATTGGACTCCACCTGAAGCATATATCTATCCAAACATTGATTGGGAAAAGATATGGAAAGAAATGGATTATTGTAACCATGGATACTTGAGGACATATGATTACAGTGTTTCAATCACCGGTCCTGAAATGTGTTTCTACAGAAGTAGGATATAATTAAATTTTAGAATTTATTTGAAAAGCTTCACACGATTCAACAATTTGTTTCATTAAAATTGCAATAGTCATTGGGCCTACACCACCCGGAACAGGTGTAATATAACTTGCTTTATTCTTTACATTCTCAAAATCAACATCCCCGACAAGGCGATATCCATTTTTTTTACTTGAATCTTCTACTTTATTAATACCGATATCAATAATAACGGTTCCTTCATTAACCCAGTCCTCTTTTACAATATGAGGGACACCGCAACATGTTATTAGGATATCCGCATGTTTAATATGTTCTCGAATATCTCTTGTATTAATATTACAGATTGTTAAAGTTGCGCCTTTATGCAATAACATCATTGATAAAGGTAATCCGACTAAGTTACTTGAACCGATAATAGTAATATTTCTTCCACGTAGACGAATATTATATTCATCCAATAGTTCAATACAACCTCTTGGTGTACATGAATAAAACAATGCATCTTGATTTTGAAATAACTTACCAGCATTCATTGTTCCCATTCCGTCAACATCTTTTGTAGGATAAATTGTATTTAGAATTTTATTTGTATTGAAGTGTTCAGGCAATGGGAGTTGAACTAAGATACCGTGAATCAAAGGATTTTGATTCATCTTTTGGATTGTATCAATAACAAGTTCTTCGTTAACTTCTTCTGAAAATCTGTGAACTTTACTCATGATACCTAATTTAAGACAAGCCTTCTGTTTCATATTTACATAGGTTTCACTTTCAATAAGATTTCCAACTAAAACAACACCTAATCCAGGCCTTTTGTTATTTTCTAGTAAAATATTAATACGGGGTTTAAGTTCCTCTTGAATTTCTTCAGATAATTTCTTCCCATCAAGTATGCCTTTCATACTTTACATATTATTTTATATTTTAAGTGATATTTTAAATACTATCGATTATCCTCTTTTCATAAGAGTTGCCCATTTCGATGGATCATTTTTATCTGGAGGAGCATCTAAATATTCCCAATCAAAGAAACCAGCCATTGTAGGGTATTCGGTAATAATACTATGGACTTCGTCTAATGCATTCTGAAATGTAGATTGATTAAATTGTCCGGATTCCATTCCCATAACGATCTTCTCCGGAGGATATCCATTTTGAATAATCTTGTCATATGTATTCTTTGAAAAAGAATAATAACATTGGGTATGAAACCAAGAGATATGTTTTCCTTCTTTGGATTCATAGAGAGTTTTATAATTGAATCCAGCCATTGAACCACCATCTGTTTCTAAAGAAGAACTAATAGGAGCCATTGTAATCGTAAAGTCAGGTCCAAAATCTTCGACTAAATGACGGATTAACATTTGAACGTTTTCTAATGTTGTTTCTTCTTCAATGTCTAGATCAATTCCAGAAATCCAGGGTCTTTCCCTTATCATTTGAGTTAATAATGGATAATAGATATCAAAATCACTAAATAATGTACGATAGGCATATCCTGCTCCACCCATCATTAACATAATTTTACATCCTTGCACGGATGCCTCTTTTGTTTCCATCCACATTTTGTCAAAAATAGAATTCTTTGGATCATTATCATTTAAATGAATATAGGGTTGTTGACCATCTTTACCAAAATGTAATGATGAAACAATGATCACATCAATATCTGTAATATTTTCAAGTGCTTGTTCTAAGCCTACAAATGATTGATAATAATAAATAGTTTTCATGATTTACTATACATACTTAACTATATTTTAAATAGGTATGGTTAAATAAAATGGACATTCTAAGAAATATCTTCTGTAAGAATAATCAAACCTTTAAAAAAATAAAAAAAATATATCCTCCATGTGGGAGAGAATATTGTTATTGTATAAAAACAACAGATCTAAACAAAAAAATAAATGTAGAACTTTATTTTGAATGTTACCGAACCTGGTATAACGATATGAAATAGTATTACCATTGAAGGTTTTCTGGAAAGTATTCATTTAACAAGTTATCATAGTACTCCTTCATTGTATCAGTTATTTGAAACTCTTTTTCTTCTTTTGAATACAAATCAAATTGATTGAAGAAGTTAACATTTTTTAAAGTAATGTAATCTTCTTCATTCATAAATTGCCTGTATTCTCCTTTCGAATGCCATGGATAAAACGAATGATAACGAATAATATTCATATACCTCTCTGATAATTTATGATTTTTATTCTGTTTTAAAACCTGGTATAGGTATTCATCGTGTCCAAATGATATCGTTAAATTTTCTAGACCACAACCTTTTTGATAGATACCTAACTCACTATTCATATAATCAGGGTGATGTTTTAATATATCTTTTAATATATCATAATAAACAATTGTCCGAGGAATTCTACAACCTAGAACAAATGTATCCCCTACAATTGCCCAATTAGGTTCACCAAATGTGAATAATATTTTCCCTAAATCATGAATTAAACCTGTAATTTGAAGCTCTTTATCCATGGGGTATTTTTTACGGATTCTTTCGGCTGTTTGATAAGCATGAAAAGAGTTTGGTTCATCTAGATCAGGATCAGAAGGGTCAATAAACTGATCCATCATTTGCAATGCATGATTCATTGATAATTCAACATTCTCTAAGTTTGAATATTTTTTATTCTGTTGGATTACATAATCATATACCTGATTCGAATACATATCAGAATATAATTTCTCTTGAGGGGTATTTTTATCATATTTCCTTAACATATTAATAATATTACATTATATTTTATTATATTTTATTATATTTTATTAAGTATTTTCCCTTGTAGTATTATTTTCTAAACTATATGGTTCAGATCCTCGT